ATGGGAAGGATGGTCACTGTTGAGGAGTGGGCTGAGATCCACGGAAAAACGCCCGTCACCGTCAGGCGTAAGATCCACGCCAACGCATGGCCCGACGCAAAGCAGGCCACACTGGACGGGAAACTGGTGTGGATGCTTGACGAGGATTGGCTGTGGCCCCGCGCCATGACCCCGACAAAGCAGGCAAAGCTGCTGTGCGAGATCTGCCGCCTGATGCCTCCCGTGGTCTACACTACCGCAGAGGATGGCACAGTGATCTGCATGGTGCCCTGCACCCATCACACCCACGTTGCCAGCGGTGTGACCGCTGACGAGATGAATGATCTGTGGAGAGCTGCCCCCCCTCAGAGGGCCGCCGCACAGGCTGCCCTGCAATATGGCTGGCTGCACCCTCTCGCAGATCCGAGATCCTACAACGAGAGAGGAGAGCGTTTACATAATGCCTACAACCGCAAAAAGTAATGCGAAAAGCACCACCCGCAGAAAGCCCATTCAGAGCGCGCAGGAACACCCGGCGGCGCAGGTGATACAGTTTCCCCTGTTTGCCCCCAAGCCCCGCCAGACAGCCCCGCAGGAGGTGCAGGTGGTTATTTGCGAGTGTAGCGCGGATGCCGTGCGCGTCCGGCTGCTGCCTGACCCCGCTGCTGTCTGGTGCATGATGGATGAAACGTTTGGCACGCTGGGCTGGACGCGGCGCTACTACTTCGCAGATGGCCGCCTCTGGTGCGGCGTGGGCGTGTATCACCCGCTGATGAACAACTTCGCCATCAAGGATGCAGCTGCCCCGGCGGGCAAGCTGCAGATTTCAAACCCCGACAAGTGGAAGGAAAACGGCAGCTTTCTGGCTGCTGCGGCCCTTTGGGGTGCCGGTGCTGATGTGATGGCGCTGCCTTCCCTGATCTTTTCCGCCGATCAAGTTGCTATTGACCCGGTGCACAAGCGGACAAAGAACCCCAACGACCCGCCCACGGTGGCGGGCTACCGCCTGCACGGCGCTCTGACCGTGGACAAGCTGCTGCGGGCTGAGGATGGGCACATCATCGGTGTGCAGCTGCTGCAGGGGGAGCGCAAAGTGGTATGGCAAGCAGAGTAATCGGCCGCCTGCCGGTGGTGTATTATCCGCAGACCGGCAAGCTGGAAGTGGAAAACGCAGGGGAATTTGTGAAGAAACAGATCTACCAGCGTCTGGATGAGCTGGCACACGGTCAGCCCCTGCACATCACCCTGACGGTGGAGCCGGTGAACAAAGCCCGCAGCACGGCACAGAACAGCCTTATGTGGGCGCTGCTTACCATCATGGCAGACCATTACAACGGCGGGCGCACCGGCGGTGTGACCCCGGAGGACTGCTATCTGGAGATGCTGGAGAAGTACGGGGCCAAGGTGGATTATCTGGAAATCCCGGCGGGCGCTCTGGATATCCTGCGCGGCTGTTACCGGCTTGTCCATCTGGTAGAGATACTGGACGGCAACCGCTGCACGGTCAAGTGCACACAGGGCAGCTCCACCTTTACCACCCAAGAAATGAAGAACATGATAGACGGGATCTTTGACCGCCTCGCCGAGATGGGCGTGAGTGATCCCTTAGTGACTGCCTATTGGCAGGAATGGAAGGAACCATAATGGCCAAAAGCATCATTCAGGCAGAAAAAGAGTGCTATATCTGCCGCCGCTGGTACGCCGTCAAGACCACCCGCGGGCTGGAGGAGCATCACGTCCTCAATGGGCCGCTGCGCAGCTTCTCCGAGCGGCACGGCCTCAAGGTCTGGCTGTGTCACCGGCACCACAATGAGCCGGGCCTGAGCGCCCACCACAATGCCACCTGTGCGCAGACCTTAAAGGCCGTTGCACAAGCGAAATATGAGGAACAGAACAGCCCCGGCGCACACGCTGCGTGGATGGTCGCTGTTGGAAAGGACTATCTCAATGCTTAATGTTGTAGCTATCATGGGCCGCCTCGTGGCTGACCCTGAACTCCGCACCACCCCGGCGGGCGTGAATGTCTGCCAGTTCCGCATTGCCTGTGATCGTAACTTTGCCCGACAGGGTGAGCAGCGGCAGGCTGATTTTGTAGATATCGTGGCATGGCGTGCGCAGGCTGACTTTGTGTGCAAGTATTTTTCCAAGGGCAGTCTGATCGCCATAAATGGCCGCATCCAGACCCGCAACTATCAGGACAAGAACGGCAACAACCGCACCGCCTTTGCCGTGGTGGCCGAAAACACCCATTTTGGCGGCTCCAAGGGCACCAACAAGCAGGTGGACGAGGGCGGCGAAGCGCCTCCGGCGGGATATCGTCCCAGTGAGCCCGCGCCGGAGCATTCCGAGAGCGACGATTTTGCAGTGATCGACGACAGCGACGACCTGCCGTTTTAATGGAGAAAGGCAAACAGGATGAGAAAAGACGGATATGTTGTTGTTCAGCCGTGGATGGTAACGGACTACAACCTCAACGGCAACAAGCTCCTGATCTATGCCCTGATCTGGGGTTTTTCACAAGACGAGCAGTCTTGTTTTTATGGCTCTGTCAGCTACATTGTGGAGTATTTCCAGCTGAGCAAACGGGCCGTGCTGAATCTGCTGGCCGAATTGGAAAAGGACGGCCTGATCCGCAAATGGTCTGAGCCGGTAAACGGCAGGCCCACGAACAGGTATGCAGCGCTTCGCCCGGCGGCGTGCGTTTCTGCGTCTGATGGGTGCAAAAAGTGCACCGGTGAAGAAAATGCACCGGTGCAGAATGTGCACTCTGATGGGTGCAAAAAGTGCACCTCTACCGGTGCAGAATGTGCACCCAAGAAAGAAAAAGAGAAAGCTAATAATAATCCCCGCGCAGGGGCGCGAGAGGAGCCGGACGGTCTGACCGTGGCCGAGGTCTTTGACGAGTTTTCCCGCGGCGGCCCCGGCGGGCTGTATGACGCTTTGATGGATTTTGACCAGCACCGGCGTGAACTGGCCAAGAAGGACAAGAAAAAGCTGTGGACGCCTCTGGTGGCAAAGAAGATCTGCAAGTCCATCAAGCGTCTGGTTGAAGAGTCGGGCGTTCAGGATCGCACCGGGTACGCCATTGCAATGCTGAATCAGAGCATCGAAAACGGCTGGACGGGCGTGTTTGCCGTCAAGGATTTTGTGGACAAGGCCCCGACAGTACATAATGCGCAGCCTGCGCCGGATAAGCCCCGCAAAATTACCAAGGACATGACCCTTGCGGATCTGTTGGGAGGGATAAGCGCATGAGTGCCAGCAAGATCACCACGGCACAGCAGCATCAGCTGGCTGTGATCGGGGCTGCCATCCTTGACCCGGCGGCTTGCAAGGCTACCGTGGAGCGTCTGACACCGGCCATGTTTGAGGATGGCCCATACAGGCAGCTGTTTGGAGCTATCAAGCTGCAGCTGGACAGTGGCCACAACGTGGATGCGGTGATACTGGAGCGGATGCTGGGCGGCGATTTCCGGCCCCTGATTGTAGCCGCAGCGGAAACCGTGCCCACCATCAGCCATGTGCAGGACTATGAGGCACTTGTGATGGAGGACTACCGCAAGCGCCTGTTGGTGGAACTGGCCACCAGCGTGACCCTGAGCGCAGCGGACGCAGACAGCATCTGCCGGGACATGAGCGAAGCCCTGAAAGTGCAGGATCATCTGCGCCGGGAGAGCGTGGACGCGAACGTCAAGGATTTTTCTGAGGTCTGGGACGAAACCATGCAATGGCTGCAAAAGCCGGACACCAGCGTCAAAATGGCATGGCGCGAACTGGACGAGTTGGGACTGTTTGGGGAAAAGATGGTCACTGTGCTGGCAGGCCGTCCCGGCCACGGCAAAACAGACCTCGCTCTGGCTCTGGCCCTGCGCCTGAGCAACTGCGTACAGACCTACTACCTGACCATGGAAGAGGATCGGCGCAAGCTGATGATGAGAACCATGTCCAAGCTGACCCGCATAAACAGCACGCGCCTGAGAGACCGCAAGATCACCGAGGAGGAGCGGGAGAGCCTGAACAACGCTTTTGCCCTTATCAAGGGTCACACCGGCATGATCTACGATGACGGCACCCGCATGACCGTGGACGATATCCGCGCCCGCGTCATGAAGTACCGGCCCCGGATCGTCTTTATCGACCATATCGGCCTGATTGCGGACACTCAGCCGGGCCGCAAGGAGTATGAGCGACTGGCAGACGTGACCCGTCAGCTGAAAGAGCTGGCCATGGAAACCGGCATCACCATCGTGGAACTGGTGCAGCTGAACCGCAGTACCGACCGGAACGGTGGAGCCAAAAAGGCAGCGCTGGGAGATCTGCGCGGCTCTGGCACCATTGAGCAGGACGCGGATGCCGTCGTGTTCATTGAGAGCGAGGTTACAGGAGAGCGCCGTCTGCAGGGGCCGAATGATTATTTTGAGGTCAGCCTGCGGGTGAGCAAAAACCGAGAGGGCGAAACAGGCCGGGTGCCCATGTGGTGGCAGCCTCAGTATCATGAGTGGCAGCCCGCGCCTGATCCGTCCGAAAATTACAACGAGGATGATTTTATACCCGCAGACCATGAGGATGGCCCGGCGGGGTGGTAAACAGGAGATGAACGAAAATGGATTGTAATTCTTGTGAGGCGCGCCATAACTGCATGGCGGTAGTGGAACCCGGTTCTATTGTGTGTATAGCTCACCTGCTGCATGAGGGCACTACAAAGGCGGCGGGGAACCCGTACCAGACACGAGGGGTGCCCAAGTTTTGCCCGCTGTGCGGCAGACCGCTAAAAGTCATTGGCACCGAGCGCTTTTGCAACAACGTCCAGTGCGAAAACAGATATGTTCCTATGGGGTGACTGGGCCATGGATGAAGTAAGATTGATTGATGCTAATACTGCCATGAATCATGCAGACAAGTGCTATAACGATTGGAACCTCGCTATGGCCGCCGCGGAAGGAACCCGCCAGATCAACATGGTTTACAAAAAGCAGGAGCTTTTCAAAGCCGTGAAGAAGGTTATTGAAAGTTGCCCGTCCATTGACCCGGACAGCCTGCAATTGCGGTGGCGTAAAACGGCAGAAGAGCCTCCCAAAGCGGAAGACGCAGATCCCCGGTCAGCAACAGTTCTGACTGTACAGACGGGAATTGGATTTGTAACCGCATGGGAATGGCACATTGTGGCTGACTTTCCAGAGGAATTTCCGGTCTGGATGCCCATGCCTAAACTGCCCTAACCTGTGCTATGGCAGAGCAGTGGGGAACTGAATAGAGGATAAAGGAGGATGCAGTCCGATGACCTATGAAGAAAAAAGGGCATGGCTACAACGTTACGAGGCAGCCCGGCAGCTGTTTGATTTTCGGCAGCAGCAGTTGGAAACAGCAAAGACAGATGCCGGGCGCACAACTCAGAATATTTCTCCTGTACCCGGCGGGCACAGTGATGGACAGGCCCTGCCGAGAGCAGTCGAGCGCATCCAAGAAGCAGAGCAGCGGGCAGCTGCGCAGGCTCGTGTCTGTGATGAAATCTGCGAAGAGATTACGGCGGCGCTGGATGCATTGGACAATCTGTATGACCGGGATATCCTGTACCGCAAATACATCAACTTCCAGAGTTGGAACACCATCCAGCGCGACACTGACCTTTCCAAAAGTGCAGTGCTGGCGCACCACCGGCAGGCAATCGAGAGCCTACAAGTGAAAGATCAGGACTAATCTGGACTAAAATAGACCAATCTGGACTAATCTGGACAAAAATGGACTAATCTGGACTTGAATGCACCCTAGCCAGCTGATAATATTAAACTGCAAAAGCCGTAAGGAACCGGAGCACACCGGCCACCTGCGGCTTTTGTATTGCCCGGCTGCGACAGGGGAACACCTTACCGACCAACAGCCTGAATGTACCAGCCGGGCAATTCTTATTTTGTTATCCTGTGGCACCGTCAGGGTCTGCACCCCGGCGGGGTCATTGGATAAATATAGGTCATTGTAGCATCATCCTCAGTGCGTGGCAGCATACAGCCAAGCGGGTACCTTACCATCCTGCCCAGTAAGCTGCCGCTGCGGGCAGCTGCGCACTGACCGCGAATCTCCCGCCGTTCGGATCTTCCGGGCGGCTTTTTTGATACCCCCGGGCCTGCAAAGCACCCATGGGCTTTGAAAACACTCCCTCCCCGAAGAAGTCCCCCTGCCTGCAAAGGCTCCTTCCCGATGGTGCACAGCAGGCCGTGACCAAGGAGCCGCATATGCCAAAGACTGTTACGCGCCCAGACCGTGACGGCACGCACCGTCTGGCCTTTGAGCGCAACAAAAAGAAGATCTATGCTACACAAACCGTGTGCGGCATCTGCGGCAAACCTGTGGATTTCAGCTGCAAGTTTCCGCATCCGCTTTCGCCGTGCATCGACCACATCATTCCCGTGGCCAAGGGCGGGCATCCCAGCGACCTTGCCAACCTTCAGCTGGCGCATTTCTGGTGCAACCGGCAGAAGAGCGACAAGTTGTTTTCGCCGGTAGAAAAGCAGGTCGAAGCAGATGCAGACGCGCCGCTGGCTCTGCCGCTGAGCACCGACTGGACGGCCTACCGCGGCCATTGAGCAAGGCAGCAGATATCAAACCTTCCTCACCACAACAGGGGGGATATCCCCCTCCCAGGGGGGTCTCTGACCTTCCCGTACCGTACTGTGAATATTTTCTCGCGAAAGGAGAAAGCACCGCCCTATGAGCGACCTGAAAGGCATGGCATACCTGCGCCGCCGCCTGCTGCAAAAGCGGGTGCGGGTGCAGACCCGCTACAAATATTATGAAATGAAGAACGCCGTGAAAGACTTCGGCATGGTGACACCGCCAGAGTTCCGCACCTTCACAGAGGTGCTGGGCTGGTGCGGCAAGGCCGTGGATTCGCTGGCGGACCGCTTGCTCTGGCGGGAGTTCCGGGACGATAATTTTGACCTGAACACCATTTATTGCATGAACAATGCGGATGTGCTGTTTGACAGCGCAGTGCTGTCGGCCCTCATTTCCAGCTGCTGCTTTGTGTATATCAGTCAGGCCGAAAACGGTTTTCCGCGCCTGCAGGTCATTGACGGCGGCAACGCCACCGGCGTGATGGATGAAGTGACGGGCCTGCTGAGGGAGGGCTATGCAGTTCTGGCGCGCGACCCCGACAGCGATCGGCCCACGCTGGAGGCCTACTTCACTGCGGGCAGTACATGGTACTACCCCAAGGGCCAGAAACCGTATCGGGTGACGAACTCCGCACCTGCCCCGCTGCTGGTGCCCATCGTATACCGCCCGGATGCAAAGCGTCCGTTTGGGCACAGTCGTATTTCCCGCGCCTGTATGGGCCTGCAGCAGGGCGCGCTGCGCACCCTCAAGCGCAGCGAGATCAGCGCCGAGTTCTACTCCTTCCCGCAAAAGTATGTGCTGGGCACATCCAATGAAGCCGAACAGCTGGACAAATGGAAGGCTACCATTTCCAGCCTTTTGGAGATCACCAAAGACGAGGATGGCGACAAGCCCGTTGTGGGCCAGTTCACCCAGCAGAGCATGAGCCCGTATACCGAACAGCTGCGCACCTTTGCAGCGCTGTTTGCAGGCGAGACCGGCCTGACGCTGGATGATCTGGGTTTTGTTACCGACAATCCCAGCAGCGCCGAGGCCATCAAGTCCAGCCACGAGGCCCTGCGTCTGGCAGCCCGCAAGGCGCAGCGCACCTTCGGCAGCGGCTTCCTGAATGTCGGGTATCTTGCGGCCTGCGTGCGGGACGATTTTGCCTACCAGCGCCAGCAGCTTTACCTGACCCGCCCTGTGTGGGAGCCGGTGTTTGAACCGGACGCCGCCACGCTGTCCGGCATCGGTGATGCCGTGGGCAAGATAAACGCCGTGATCCCCGGCTACTTCGGCAAAGAAAATCTGCGGGATCTGACCGGCATCCGCACCGAGAACTGAGGTGCCCATGGACGAAAAAGACATTGCCCCGGAACTGCTGGAACGCATCCGAGCTGACTTTCTGGCCTTGCTGGGCGACGCGCAGCAGGAAGCTGACACCTACACTGCCGCTGCAGCCTATGCCGAGCTGGTAGGTTCCGCACTGGCTGACGCTTTCCGCCGCAACCTGACTGCTGACATTCTGCCGGACGGAAGGCTGTACTGGAACATTGCCGATCGGGTGGTGCGCCCGCTGCTGGAGGAGGACTATGCCAGGATCGCAGACGCTGCTGCGGCTGCGCAGCAGGCTTTGAACCGGCAGGCCCGGATCGGCATTGCGCCGCAGCGTGCCGTGCTGGATGCCGACCGCGTGAACGGCCTGCTCAACAAGCTGGCAGAAGCGGAACGGTTTGAGGATGCGGCATGGGCACTGGCTGAGCCGGTGCGCACCTTTTCCCGCATGGCCGTGGACGATGTCCTGAAGGCAAATGTGGATTTTCAGGGCAGGGCCGGTCTGAGGCCGCGCGTCGTCCGCATTGCCGAAAGCGGCTGCTGTAAGTGGTGTAGCGCTCTGGCCGGGACATACGACTACCCCCATGTTCCGAAAGATGTTTACCGCCGCCACGAGCGCTGCCGCTGCCGGGTTGAATATGACCCCGGCGAGGGCCGACGGCAGAACGTGTGGAATAAAACGTGGACAGAGGAGCCGGAAGTCCTTCAGTCCCGTAAGGAGCTTGCAGAAACACCACTCCCTAACAAAGTCCATATTCCCGGCGATATTCCTATGCAGAGCGTTCTCCCGGAATATTTGCGGACGGCTTCACCGGGTGTTGGTTCTATCACATATGATACAGGCTATGACATGGTGCGCCATGCAGATGAAGTGAAAACAGCACAATGGCTGCACGACCATCTGGGCGGCAACATTGTACTGTTGAACGAAGTAAACAACTATAAGGCCATGACACCGGACTATATTTGGAATGGGAAGATGTGGGACTTAAAAACAGCTTCCACGGAAAAATCTGCGAACAGCGCTGTTCGGCATGGTCTGAAGCAGATTCAAGAAAATCCCGGCGGCATTATTTTGAACTATGGGCAAAATATAATTTCTGCTGATTTGCTGAAAGATGTTCTCCGAAAAAGGCTGACCGCCAGTGCAACTCAAGACGTAGATATTCTTGTTATCTGCAAAGATGAATTGCTCATGGTCCAGCGTTTTATTGCAAAAAAATAGAGGTGTCGAGCCCCCACCATATAGCGGAGGCGCACCTCTATTTATTTTATATCATATTTTCGATTTGTCGTCAACATCTTAGAAGGAGGAACCCAGCCCACCATGCCGCGGACGCGAAAACAGGCAGCTGATGTCAGGCTGGGCCGCCAGACGCCTACCGCCGCTGTCGTGCTGCCCTACACCGAAACGTGCGGACAAGAAGCAATTGACCTGTACAACACCACCGGGCGCACGGCCCAGCAGTGGCAGGAGCTTTTGCTCTACGATATCCTTGCCCGCAACGAGAATGATCTTTGGGTGCACACCAAATTCGGCTACGCAGTGCCCCGCCGCAACGGCAAGAACGAAATCGCCGCCATCCGGGAGCTGTACGGCCTGAAGCAGGGCGAAAGCATCCTGCACACCGCGCACCGCACCACCACCTCGCGCGCAGCATGGGAGCGCCTGTGCCATCTGCTGGATAAAGCAAAGATCCCGTACAAATCCATTCAGGCGGTGGGCCGTGAGCACATCCAGCTGGAAGATAGCGCGGGCCGCATCGAGTTCCGCACCCGCTCTTCCAAGGGCGGTTTGGGTGAAGGTTTCGATCTGCTGGTGATCGACGAAGCGCAGGAATACACTGACGATCAGGCCAGTGCCCTGAAATACGTGGTCACAGACAGCGAGAACCCGCAGACATTGTTTTGCGGCACGCCGCCTACGCCGGTCTCTTCCGGCACGGTATTCCTCAAAATGCGCAACGCTGCGCTGCGGGGTGATACCCAGAACACCGGCTGGGCTGAGTGGAGCGTGGAACAGCAGACCGACCCGCATGACGTGGAAGCATGGTACCGCACGAACCCAAGTCTCGGCACCATTTTTACCGAGCGCAGCGTTGCGGATGAGATCGGCGACGATCCCATTGACTTCAACATCCAGCGTCTGGGCCTGTGGCTGCGCTACAACCTCAAATCCGCCATCAGCCGCACCGAATGGGACGAGCTGAAGGTGGACGCTCTGCCAAAGCTCACCGGCAGGCTTTATGCCGGCATCAAGTTCAGCACCGACGGCACCAGCTGTGCGCTGGCCGTTGCCTGCCGGACCAAAGAAAACAAGATATTCGTGGAAGCCATCGACTGCCGCCCTACCCGGACAGGCAGCGGATGGCTCCTTGATTTTCTGTCCAAAGCCGACCTTGCCGCTGTGGCGGTGGACGGTGCCAGCGGGCAGCAGCTGCTGGCCGACGCCATGAAGGCTGCCCGTATCAAAGCACCGGTGCTGCCCACGGTCAAGCAGATCATCACCGCCAATGCCGCTTTTGAGCAGGCAGTGTTTGCAAGATCCCTGTGCCATGCCGGGCAGCCCGGCCTTACGCAGGCAGCATCCAACTGTGAAAAGCGGGCTATCGGCTCCAACGGCGGCTTTGGCTACCGCTCACTGACCGAGGGCGGACATATTGAACTGCTGGACAGCGTGATCCTGGCCCACTGGCAATGCGCCGAGGGCAAGGCAAAGCGTCGCCAGCGCACCAGCTATTAACAGGCCACACGGGCCTGTTTTTTGTTTGCCAGAACGAAAGGAGTTTTTCTATGGCAGAAGCATTTGAACCTATTACCACGCAGGAAGCATTTGACGCAGCCGTTGAACAGCGGCTTGCACCCTATGCCGACTACAACGAGATCAAGGCCCAGAACGAGAAATATGCCGGGCAGATCGTGGAACTGAACAGCCGCATCCAGACTTACGAGACGGAGGCCCTCAAGACCCGCATCGCCCATGAAGTGGGCATCCCGTTTGATCTGGCCCAGCGCCTGACCGGCTCCAACGAGGCCGACATCCGCAAGGACGCGCAGGCCCTGCTGAAACTGATCCAGCCCAAGAACCCGCCCGCACCTCTGCGCGGCGACCCTGACCCCAGCGGCGGCAGCAGGCGCGACGCCCTGCGCACCTTTACCAACCAGCTGATGAACAACGACTAAAGGAGAAAACATCATGGCAAATATTTTGAGCAAAGGATCCCTGTTCCCGGAAGAGCTGATCCCCGGCTTCATCCAGAAAACCACTGGCGCATCCGCACTGGCAAAGCTGTGCGGCGCAACGCCTATTCCTTTCAACGGCCAGAAAGAGTTTACCTTCACTCTGGACAAAGAGGTGGACATCGTGGCCGAAAACGGTGCCAAGGGCACGGGCGGCCTGACCGTGGAGCCGATCACCATCGTGCCTCTGAAGATCGAATACGGTGCCCGCGTGTCCGACGAGTTCCTGTATGCATCCGAGGATGCCCAGATGGACGTGCTCAGTGCCTTTGCGGACGGCTTTGCAAAGAAGGTGGCCAAGGGTCTGGACCTGATGGCCTTCCACGGCATCAACCCGCGCACCGGCACGGCGTCCGGCGTGATCGGCACCAACCACTTTGACAGCAAGGTCACGCAGGCTGTGACCATTGCCACCGGCGATAAGCCGGACACCAACGTGGAAGCCGCCATTGCTCTGGTGCAGGGCGCAGAGCACGACGTGACCGGCATGGTGCTGTCTCCCAGTTTCAAGAGCGCACTGGCTGCACAGACTACCACCGACGGCGCAAAGCTGTATCCGCAGCTGGCATGGGGTGCAAAGCCCGGCGAGGTGAACGGCCTGCATGTCGAATCCACTTCCAACCTGTCCGCTGGTTCCAGTCTGGACCGCGCTCTGGTGGGTGACTTTGAGAACTGCTTCAAGTGGGGCTATGCAAAGGAGATCCCCATCGAGGTGATCCAGTACGGCAACCCGGACAACGACACCGAGCTGGGCGACCTGAAGGGCCACAATCAGGTGTACCTGCGCGGTGAAGCATACATCGGCTGGGGCATTCTGGACCCCACCGCCTTTGCCCACATCAAGGCCGCAAAGTAAGGAGGGCATTTCCATGTTGTACCGCAACAAACGCACCGGCGCAGTGATCGAGACGGAATGCGCCGTTTCCGGCGGGGACTGGGAACCGGCCAAGAGGCTCGAACCCGTTAAAACCGAAAAGCCCGCTGCCGTGCCCAAAAAGAAAACGGTGGCCGGAAAATGACCTACGCAGCACTTGAGGATATGACCACGCTGTGGCGGCCCATGACCTCTGCCGAGCAGGCCAGGGCTTCCTCCTTGCTGGAGGTGGTCTCGGCCAGCCTGAATATGGAAGCCCAAAAGGTGGGCAAAGACCTGCCCGCGCTGGTGGCGGCTGACCCGGATCTTGCCATGGTGGCCAAGAGCGTCACAGTGGATGTGGTGGCCCGCACCCTTATGACCAGCACGAACCAGGAGCCCCTGACCCAGTTCACCCAAGCTGCAGGCGGCTACTCCGCTTCGGGTTCCTTTCTGGTGCCCGGCGGCGGTCTGTTCATCAAAAAATCGGAACTGGCCCGGCTGGGCCTGCGCCGCCAGCGGATGGGAGTGATCGAGCCTTATGCCGTGGATTAAGGGCATCCCCGTCACGCTTTACGAAAAGACCCAGACCGATGAAGACGCTTTTCACGATCCGGTTTACACCGAAATGCCGGTCACGGTGGAAAATGTGCTGGTAACACCGGCAGATGCTGCTGCCATAGCAGACGAAGTGCAGCTGAACGGTCACCATCTGGCCTACGAGTTGTGCATCCCGAAGGGGGACGCGCACAGCTGGGACGACGTTACGGTGGAGTTCTTCGGCCAGAAATGGCACACCTATGGCGGTGTGCAGCAGTACATCGAAGAACTTGTGCCGCTGGACTGGAACAAAAAGGTGAAGGTGGAGCGCTATGGGTAAGGTCCGCATCGAGCTGAACAGCTCCGGCATCCGGGCGCTGCTGCGCTCCCCTGAAATGCAGGCGGTGCTGAAAGACCGTGCCGATACCGTGAAGGACCGCTGCGGCGATGGCTACGAATCCTATGTGGCCCCCACCCGCGCGGTGGCTGTGGTGGAGACCGCTTCCCGCAAGGCCTATGACGACAACTCGGCCAACAATACCCTGCTGAAGGCCGTTTCCGGCAGCCGCAGCGGCGCAACCGTGCACGAGCACAAGCGCCGCCTGAAAGATGGGCGTGTCATCACAGTGAGGAGCTACCAGAGAAAGAAATGATCGAAGAAGTCATCTTGAACTACCTGCGGGAAAATGCCTATTCCTGCTACATGTCCATGCCGGAGAAGCCCTCCGGCAATTTTTGTATCCTCGAAAAGACCGGTGACAGCCTGGATGAAGGTATTTACACGGCCACGCTGGCGGTGCAGTCCTACGGCGGCAGCGACTTTTCTGCCGCCCAGCTGAGCCATTTTGTGGTGCAGGCCATGCTGGACGCCGACACTCTGCCGGAAATCGTCTCCTGCGACCTTGTCACTGAGTACAATTTCCCGGATACCACCCGCAAACGGCCAAGATATCAGGCCATTTTTTCTATTACACATTACTGACGAAAGGAAGTATCTCTATGGATGCAAAAAATGTAAGCGCCGCAAAGCCCAAGGTGGGCGGTGCCGTCTGGCACGCACCTCTGGGCACCCCGCTGCCCACGGATGCAAAGTCCGCACTGAACGAAGCCTTTGAATCGCTGGGCTACATTTCCAGTGACGGCCTGACCAACTCGAACTCTCCCAGCAGCGAGAACACCACGGCATGGGGCGGTGATACCGTGCTGACCCAGCAGACCGAAAAGCCGGACACCTTCGCCTACACCCTGCTGGAAGCCCTGAACCCGGCGGTGCTCAAGTCTGTCTACGGCGATAAGAACGTTGCCGGCACGCTGGAGACCGGCATCACGGTCAAGGCCAACAGCGACGAACAGCAGGACTGCAGCTGGGTCGTGGACATGGTGATGAAGAACAACGTGCTCAAGCGCATCGTGATCCCGGATGCGGCAGTGTCTGCCGTGGGCGATATCGTCTATTCCAACGGTGCGGTGGGCTACAACACCACCATCACCGCGGTGCCGGACACCGAGGGCAACACCCACTACGAGTACATTCTGGGCGGCACTGCCGCCACCCAGTCTGCCGCCGAGAGCACCGCAGACCATAAGGAGGTAAAGGCATGATTGCAAAAACGGAATCCGGTTTTGAGATCGAGCTGGACGATGAAGCCATGAACGACGTGGAGCTGGTGGAGGCCATTGTGGAGATGGACACGGACGGTACCAAGCTGTTCTATGTGGCGGACCGCCTGCTTGGCAAGGAAGGCAAGAAGAAGCTCTACGACCACCTGCGTGACGCCAAGGGCCGCGTGCCGGTGGCTGCCTTTGGTGCAGCGATCGGTGAACTGATCCGCAGCTTTTCCGCAGGAAAAAACTCTGCATCCTCTCCGAACTGATCGCATCGGACGAGGACGCGCTGATCTGCGATTTTGCGCAGTATTACCACGTTCTGGACTGGCGCAGCCTGCCGCCGCGTCTGGCGGCCACCCTTGCTGCAGGTCTGCCGGAGAGCAGCCGCAGTATGCTGCGGCTGGCCGGGCAGCGGGTGCCTATAGAAGATCAGCTGCAGGCATCTGCTGCCGACACGCTGAATCGCATCGAGTGGTGGCTGCTGGGCAAGCCCGGCAGGCCGCCCAAGTCCATTCTGGAAGCTCTGACCGGCACAGGCTCCGGCAGCGACACGGAGGATGTGCAGAGCTTTGCCAGCCCGGAAGAATTTGAAGCGGCCATTGCTGCGCTGAAAGGAGGTTGATGGAGATGCCGGACAAAATCGAGATGGCAAAAGCCTATGTGCAGATCGTGCCGTCGGCAGATGGCATCCGGGCTGCACTGACTGACGTTTTTGACGAAGAAACGGACGGCTTAGGCGCAAAGGTTGGCCAGAGCATTGGTGCCAAGCTGGTCGGCACTATCAAAAAAGTGCTTGCCGCCGCTGGCATCGGCAAAATCATCAAGGAATCCCTCGACATGGGCGGTGCCCTGCAGCAGAGCATCGGCGGCATCGAGACGCTGTTCAAGGACAATGCCGATACCGTCAAGCAGTATGCCGCACAGGCGTACCAGACTGTGGGCCTCTCTGCCAACGACTACATGGAGCAGACCACCAGCTTTGCGGCCAGCCTGCTTTCCAGCGTGAGCGAGGATACCAATGCCGCCGCCCAGCTTGCCAACATGGCCATGGTGGACATGGCCGACAACGCCAACAAGATGGGTACGGATATGCAGGATATCCAGAATGCCTATCAGGGCTTTGCCAAGCAGAACTATACCATGCTGGACAACCTCAAGCTGGGCTATGGTGGTACGCAGGCTGAAATGCAGCGTCTGCTGAATGATGCCGAAAAATTTTCCGGCGTGCACTACGATCTGGGCAATCTGGCCGATATGTACAGTGCTATTCATGTGATCCAGCAGGAAATGGACATTACCGGCACCACGGCGAGAGAAGCCGCAACGACCCTGACCGGCAGCTTTGCGGCCATGAAGGCAGCGGCGCAGAACGTGCTGGGCGATTGGAGCACCGGCGCAGACCTGACGGCACCCCTGCAGGCACTGACGGACACGGCCCGGATCTACCTTGTGGACAACCTGCTGCCCATGATCGGCAACGTGCTGCAGGGCATCCCGCAGGTCATTTACGGCCTTGTGCCCGAAGTGGTGCAGACCGGCACCGAGCTTCTCGGCTCTTTGGCGCAGGGCTTCACGCAAGGCATCCCGGATTTTCTGGCAGATGCTCTGCCGCAGCTGCTTTCCTTTACGGAAAACCTGCGGGAAAATGCCGGGGAATTCGTGAACGCCGGTCTGGACATGATCACCCAGCTGGCCAACGGCCTGATCGCGGGCCTGCCGGACCTCATCGCCTATGTGCCGGATATCATCATCAATATCTGCGGCATCATCAACGACAATATGCCGAAGCTCCTTGCAGAGGGCGTCTCGCTGGTGGTGCAGCTGGGCGTGGGTATCGTAAAGGCTGTGCCCGACCTGCTGGCCAACTGGAAGAAGATCCTGCAGGCGGTGCTTTCGGTCATTTCTGCAGTGAATTGGCTGAACATCGGCAAGAACATCCTCACCGGCGTGGCCAACGGCGTCAAGAGCATGGGCTCTTCCATGCTGACCGCATTCAAGGGCGGTTTTTCCAGCGCCCTGGCATGGATCAAGAGCCTGCCCTCGCAGGCGGTGCAGTGGGGCAAGAATCTGATCCAGAGCTTCATCAACGGTCTGACCGGCAAGGGCAAAGTGGCGGGTATCGCTACTGCGGCCACTGCCGGTTTTACCATCGCCGATGTTGCAAGCCGTGACGAGCTGGCCGACTGGACCTCCGCCAACACCAGCCTTGCCGACAGCGCCCGGACCGTGGCGGATATCGCTATCCCGGCCTATACCAAGTCCGGCAATGCGGCAGCCGCCGCAGGGAAAGCAGCGGGCACAGCCGCAAAGGCCGCCGCATCGGTGGTCAACTCTTACTCTGACACGGTGACCGAGGTGCTGGGCAAAGTGACCCGCACCACCCAAACCGTAAACGAGGAGCTTTCCAACGGAAAGAAGCAGCAGACTCAGACCATTACCGAGACCAGCCGTCAGCTGGTGAACGGTGTGCTGAAGGATATCAAGACCGTTACCAGCATTGCTGCCGATGGCAAAAAGACCGTGAAGCAGACCATGGAGACGGTGCGGGAGATGGCCAATTCGGTCACATCGACCTTTGACACAGTGGTAAATGGCATTGCTACCAGCACCAAAACCATCAAGGAAACACTGACCGACGGCACCGAGACCACAAAACAGGTCATCACTGAGACGAAGAACAAGGTGCTGAACGGAATGCTGGTCACGGTGGAGCGTGCCAAGACCATTGCCGCCGACGGCACCGAACAGGTGGCTGAGACCATCAAGAAGGCCAGTGCCGACAGTTTTTCTGGCCTTGTAAAGGGCTGGCAGGAAGAGGCCGACAAGGGCGTGCTGGGCACCTTCGGCACGTTGTACAAAGCCGTGAAGAGCCAGGACTGGCTCAGCGTCGGGCAGTGGGTCATTTCCACCCTGTACAACGGTCTTGCACCGGAGACCAAGCTGCTGATCGACGACTTCGGCAAGAATCTGATCCAGCAGGTCAACGGTTTTCTGGGCGAGGGCATCAGCCAGCTGGCCAATGGCGCGTGGGACCTCGGCACCCAGATTTTCGACGGTCTGACCGGCGGCTTTGGAGATGTGGTCAGCCAGTTCTCCGGCCTGGGCAGCACACTGCTGGACATTTTCGGCGGTCTGCAGGGTCCGTTGAGTGCGGCAGCGCTCGCCATCAGCAAGGGCCTGCAGGGCGGTCTGATCTCTGCGTTCCCGGAGATCCTTGCTTCGCTGGGCAGCCTGATCGGTGCCATCGGCGGCGCGTTCGTGGCAATGCTGCAATCCATCGGCATGGCGCTGCTGCCGACCGGATTCGGGACCCCGAAGGGCCTGCTGATGATTGCAGCGGGCGTTGCTCTGGTGGCTGCGATCGCGGCCATCGTTGCATCGCTTGGCGGTGCCTTCAAGAAAAAGAGCACACCCGGCACGGGCAGCTCTTCCAGCAGCGCCGCAGGCAGCACCGTCACCGAGGCTTCCAGCAGCCTGTGGGACTACGAGAAGAAAGCTCCGCTGCCCCAGCGCACCCAGCGGCCCAATATCGAAGTGAACCAGTACATCTACAGCAAGGCGCAGACAGCGGCGGACCTGATGCGCGAAGCACAGTATGAGCAGGAAAGGGCGGTGCTGCAGGGTGTTTGACGCTGTTTTTACCTCCAGCACCGGACAGAGCTTTGCCTTTGGCTACAAGGCCAGCGTGCTGTGGAGCTGTGACCCGCTGGGCGACCTGCCCGTGGATCTGGAAACCAGTCAGGGTTATCAGCAGGTGGGTGCTCCTGTGGAGAGCCGCAGCATTTCCGGCGTCACCCGCACCATCACCGGGCGTATCCTGCGCAATGCCGATTACTGCAAGCGTCAGCTGCGGGACGTGTTTGCGCCGGGCGTGACCGGGCGGTTCACCGTGGCCGGGAAATACTGGTGTGACGCCGAGGTGCAGCGCTGTCCGGCCATCAGCGCGGCGCTGCTCTGGCCCACCTTCAGCTTTCAGCTGTACTGCCCCAACCCCTATTGGCACAGTGTAGAGGAAACGCTGGCCGCGACCATCAAGGTGACACCTGTGTTCCGCCTGCCGGTGTGCTACGACGCGCACCAGTTCGGCATCCGGGAGCAGGCCGATTATATCCGCATCGTCAACAGCGGTCTGGATACCCAGAACTTTCGGCTTTCACTGTCGGCCAGAGGGCCCGTGGTCAACCCCGGCGTCCTTAACCCGGAAACGGGCGAATACCTGCGCTTTGTTACGACCCTGCAGGACGGCGACGAGCTGCAGGTCTACCGCGAAAACGACCTGCTGCGGGTCCAGCAGCTCATTGACGGCAAAGCCTACGACGTGCTCTCCATCCTTGACGGAAGCAGTACCCTTTGGACGGTGTATCACGGTGCGCAGGTATGGCAGCGCACCGCAAAATCCGGCGACGGCTGGCTTTTCCTGACGCTGACCATGCACGCAGCGTATTCCACCATCATCACGGAGGGTTCCAATGGCTGAGATCATTTCTGCACTGACAGCATCCGGGCACAAGAGCATCTGCGTCTATGATATCCGGCTCAATCTGCTGGGCCGCATTGAAAGCTGGGTCTCGCTGGTCTGGCCGGAACGCTACAACGTCTATAGCAACACCCAGGGTGCACAGCTGGAGCTGCACGACACGACCGCTTTGCAGGCGCTGTGCCGCCCGGACCGGTATCTTTGGCTGGTGGGCAGCGACCGGCTCATGCGCATCGTGTCGGCCCAGAAATCCGACCACAAGCTGGTGATCGCTGCAAAAGACGCCGCCTGCATTCTGGATGAACGCGGTCACACGGACACCCTGAGCAATTTTGCCGCAGAGGAAACGTTGCGAAGTCTGGTATCCAGTGCTGCTGCGTGGCCCTGCCTTGAACTGGGCGATGCTGCAGGACTGACGGACACCTACAGCGGCGAGGTCAAGCCCGGCAGCCTGTTGAAGCTGGTCGAACAGGTGTGTCAGGAGCTGGACATCGGCTTCCGGGTGCGGTTCGATCAGCCGGAAGCGAAACTGCTGTTTGAGCTGTTCCGGCCAAAACTCGACCCGAACGCCCGGTATGCGCCGCAGTACGGCAACCTGACCGACCTGACCTATACCGAGAGCATCACGGACTATAAAAACGTGTGCGTGGTTGTTGGCGCGGAAGGCACCGCCACCGTGGGTGCAGCGGAGAACACCGGCTCTGCCCGGCGGGAGCTGATCGTGGATGCTACCAGCAAAAAGAAGGAAGGCGGCCAGTCTCAGGCGGACTATCTTGCCGCCCTGCGCGCACAGGGCGAGCAGGAGCTTGCCAAACATACCCGGCTGGAAAACTTCCGCTTCACCCCCACCGGCAGCATCACGGTGGGCATGGTGGTGGAGGCCAGCCTGCCCGGAACGGACATTCAAGCCGCTGCCCGCATTACCTCTGTGACCCTGAGCTCCCAAAAAGGTGAAAACTCGGTCAGCACAGAGATCGGCACCCCGATCATCAGGAGGAAACAATGAGCATTATCACATATCCGCTGAACGGCGTGGTTTACAGCGCCGAGGACGTGGCCACCTACCTGTGCACCCGCACATCCGGCGTCTACTCCAAAGAGACCAACTTTGCTGTCAGAACCACCGGTACACGGCAGATCACCGTTGCGCCCGGCCTTGCATGGATCAATTACGACGACTTTAAAGGCGTATCCGTGTGCAGTCGGGAAGAGAACGTCTTGACCGTCCCCGAGGCAGACAACACCCTCAACCGCGTGGACCGCGTCGTGTTGCAGTTTGACACCTCGGAGAATATCACGGCGATCAAGCTCAAGACAGGCACGCCTGCCGTGGCCGCACAGCCGCCCGATATCCTGCAGAACCATAATCAGTACGAGCTGGGCCTGTGCACCATTTCGGTGCCCGCAGGCTCCACTGCTGTCACCGCTGCCGACATCACCGACACCCGCGCGGACGAGACCGTCTGCGGCGTCATGCGGGACGGCGTGACCGGCATCCCCACCGGCACGCTGGTGCAGCAGTGGCAGGCCGTGATCGAATCCATGAAGGGTGGCAGCTTTTATACCCGTGCCGAGGTGGACGCACTGCTGAAAAGCGTGGATCCTTATCCCGTGGGCAGCATCTACCAGAGCACCGACCCCACCAGCCCCGCCGCGCTGTTCGGCGGAAGCTGGGAAGAGATTGCCTCCGAGCGGGTGCTGATGGGTGCATCCAGCACCCACGCAGCAGGCACCACAGCGAAAGCCGGTCTGCCGAACCTCAAGGGCTCATCCTCTGGTGTGGCGAGCACAGCATACCCAAATGTATCTAACAGTGGCGCTCTTTCTATAAGCACAAACAATGGCGGTTTGGCTGGTTACGAAGGCGGTTCATACGGCAGTAATTGCACCGTATCTTTTGATGCGTCCAAGTCCAACGCTATCTACGGACGCAGCACCACCGTGCAGCCCGCCGCCTACTATGTGCACATCTGGCACCGCGTGGCCTGAGAAAGGAGGTTTTGAGCGATGATCCCTGTGACATTTGACACTGTGGCAACATTGCAGTTTGGCAGTGAGGGTCACCCAACCAGTCTGCACTTTGCTATCCCGGAAGAGTGGAAAACCTGCAAAATCAGACTCCACCTGCGGCGCAGCGACGGTAGCTTTGTGCCCCCGATGCAGCTGGACGAAAATGGGTGCGTAAAAGTAGACCGCAGTGACTCCGGCAAGACCGGCGGACAGTGGATGCTATCGGCTGAAAGTCCTGACGGAAAAGTATCTTACTCGCGAATCGGCAAATATGTGACCCCCATGGAGGTGACACCATGAAGATCATCGACGAGACTGGTGCGGTCGTGGAAAACCCGGACCTGACGCTGGGCTACCTGACCGACGACACCCAGCCGCTGGAGCATCCGGCGCAGGAGGCCGTGGCCGAGGTTGCCCACTACGAGACGGTGGCCGAATACCCCGGCGGCGGCAGGGACGTGCAGCGGGTGGTGGATGTGCCGGGCGTACCGGCAAGGCCCGCGTGGACCGAGCAGCTGCCCATAAAAAGGTATATCCGCTACACCGCCGAAGAACTGGCTGCACAGGAAGAAGCACGCAAGAAGGCCGAAGCCCGGGAGAAGCTGCCTGAGCGCGTGGACGCGCTGGAAACCGCAAACGACGATATTGTTTTGATGATGGCTGATTTGATTGGAGGCTGATTTTTATGAAAACCCTGAACGCACTCAAACTTCGCATTATGACCCGCGCTTTCAAAATCCGCATTGCCGCTGGTGAAGTCTTTGAAGACATCGCCGCCGACTACCCGTCCCTGACCACGGACGATCTGGAAGCCATCAAGGCAGAGCTGGAGAAGTAAAGGAGTAAGCGATGGAAAAGACCATCATGGACGTGAGCCGCCATCAGGGCGTCATCGACTGGGCAAAGGTCAAGGAAAGCGGCAAGGTAGACGGTGTGATGATTCGTGCCATGGGCAACAGTGCAAAGGGCAGACCCAGTGCGCCCTACACCGACCCGCAGTTTGCCCGCAACTACGCCGAGTGCAAGCGGCTGGGCATCCCCTGCGGCGTCTACGGCTATTTCAAGGCAGTCAACCGGGAACAGGCCGACAAGGAGCTGGCCTGCTTCAAGAAGCTGCTCACCGGCCGGAGCTTTGAGCTGCCTGTGGCAGTTGACATCGAGGACGAGGTGCAGAAGCCGCTGGGCAAGGCCGCACTGACCGACCTGACGGCCTACATGCTGAGCACGGTGGAAAGCTGGGGCGTGTACAGCATGGCGTACACCGGTTTGTGGTTCGGCAGTACCTTCCTCTACATGGGCGGTGCAGAGCTGAAGCCCTACGACGTGTGGCTGGCCGCCTACCGCACGAGGAAGCCCGCGCCCGGCTGGCCGTTCGGCATGTGGCAGTACACCAGCGCTGCCCGCGTGCCGGGGGTGAGCACTAATGTTGACATGAGCCACGCTTACAAGGACTATGCCAGCATCATCAAGCGTGCCGGGCTGAGTAAAGTGAAGGGGGTGTGACCAATGGCGAGTATTCTTGCTGCCGCAGGCATTCCGACGGCGGTGCTGGGGCTTCTCGTCTGGCAGCTGAAACGGCGCATCGAGCGTCAGGAAGCACGGCAGGAAGCCGCAGAGAAAGCCCGTGAGGAGTTCGAGACGAACCTGTACGAAAGCTCCCTCGCCGCAATCGCGCTGGGAGAAGCCACCGCCAAAGCCGTGCAGCGCATCCCGGACGCACACTGTAACGGCGATATGCACGCCGCCCTCGACTACGCGGCCGAGGTAAAGCATAAGCAGCGCGATTTTGTCGCCAAGCGCGGCATCAGCGCGATCATCAACTGAGAGAAAGGAATCTGACCATGGAAGCAGTATTGACCAATATCTTGAACGTTGTCCCCGGCTGGCTTGCCCTTGCCCTGATGCTGGGCGGCTTTGCCTTTTACGTCCTCGGTGCCATCCGGCTGGGCTACGGCGCGACCGTCCGCCCGCTGGTGCTTGACCTGATCGAGCGCGCCGAGCATGAGATCCAGGGCACCAAGCGCGGTGCCGAACGCAAAGCATGGGTGGCGGCAAAGCTGCGCGCTGCGCTGGACGCCAGCAAGTTTGGCAGGCTCTTCAGCTGGGCAATCACCGATGAGACCATCGGCAGGGTCATCCAGTTCTGCTTTGACAGGGCGAAGGATGTTGTAGGGAAACAGTAAACTCAATACATAGCACCAGCCCCGAGGAACCGTCAGGCTCCCCGGGACTGTTTTTGTTTGCAAGGCACTCACGCACTTACTCACGCACTTTTACATCTTACGAATGAGTGTTGATTTATAAAATGATATTAGTCAAAAGAAAATTGCCGTAGTTTTAAGGCTTTTTCGCTATCGTATTGCTCGTGAAATCATAAATGATGGTTCGACTCCCATCGCCTCCACCAGTAAAAAGCACCTAGATTCGTTGAAATCTAGGTGCTTTTCTTTACTTATACCACAGTATTTACCACACTTTTGATTTTCAGTGTGTTATCAACCTGGCTTTACCTCGATATGCCAGCTCTGTTTTTCAGGCGGCAGCGGTGCACTCTCTTTGTCGTGGTTCCAATGCCGGTCAACGTCGCACAGCTCCAAAAAGCCATCTTTCAGGCGGTAACAGGCTTCTTCATCCGGGGCAGTATGGCAGCAGGGGCATTGAAAGCTCTCGTTTTCCTCGCTGTCTCTCCATAGCTGCCAGTCATAGACAACAAAAGTCTTTTTGCAGTTCGGGCAGGTCAGGTGCATTTCCAGCATGGTTTTACGCTCCTTCGTTCTTGTTGAAGATAAGACGGTCAAGGCTATATGCGGTTGCGTCACAAGTATGATTGTCCCGATCTGGCACACTGGGCAGGAAGTTTCCGTCTTTGTCCGTGTCGTATTCATATTGTGAAAACTCGCGGTAGATGTTGGGGGTGCGCCGGGGATCAACTACAAGCGTCCGTTTTTGCAGCCACTTGATGCGGTAGTTCACACAGCCGGGGCGCTTGATGCAAGGGCGAGCCTGCAGGCCGTATTCCCGTAGATCGTGCACGCTCTTGGGTTCTGCACAGTCGCAATAAATAACCTGTTCCGGGGCCGTTTCTGCGCCTGTGATGGGGTTCTTCCGGGGTTCTCCCACATGGTCAAGGCCGTGTGCCCGGATCTCGGCGGCAAGGGCTTCATTTGACAGGCCGCGCTTGTAAATCTCATCCGCAAAATAGATGGTTTCGGTGCTGCGGTCATAGTACAGCGCCACAACGGCAGCAGGGTCAGACGCAAAGCCAAAATCACAGCCCACATAGCGGTAACACTGCATTGCAAGCTCTTCGTCCGCGATCTCTCGCACTTCCAGCGTGGTGAATACCTCGCCGCCGCTGCCTGTAGGGATGCCCAAATACTCATGATCGTACACCTTCGGGTTTAGGCTCTGGATGCGCTGGGCTTCGTTCAGAAACACCCCTCCCAGCCATTCCGGGGGCACCTGGGTGTAATCCGTGTGCAGGGTCAATGCTTCCTCGTTGGGCTGCTGGATGAACTTATTTGCCCAGTTGTTCAGGGACACAGGCGGGTTGAAGCTGCGGAACACCACAGGCTTCCCGCCACGGCCTACAGACTGCATCACGCTGCGGACAAAGTTTTCTCCGGGCAGCTCGGAAAATTCCTCGAACCACACCCACCGGAAAAAGCCCTTTGCAGGCTTGATAGACTTGATCTTGCTGTTATCGTCCAGCCCGCGAAAGATGATCTGTGCGCCGGTGGGCAGGTAGGTGCAGCGCATGGGCGACACGGTGCAGCTCCACAGGTCAGACACGCCCAGCGCGTCAATAGCCCACTGGATTTGTGCAAACACGGATTCCCTCAAGGTGCTGCCCCACCGCCTGAACACCACAGCAGAGCCGGTGCCGGTGGGGTCTTTCTGGATGCCGTCCACAATCTCCAACGACACAAAGGACGATTTGCAGGAGCCGCGTCCACCGGGAAGATTGTAGTAGGTGTGTGCATCGGCGGCTATATCCTCATGGATAGCATGGTATACAGCCGCTTCGTGCTCGGTGGGGTCGATGCCCTGCACGCGCTCAAACGTGGCAGCTCTGGCCGCTTTCCGGGCCTGTAGTGCCCGGATGCGCTTTTCCAGTCGGTCAAGCTCCATTCGCTTCCACCTCGTCAAGCAGCTTTTCCAGCTCTGCCAGTTTCTTCTGCTGTTCGTCAATGCGGATGCAGTTCAAAACGGCGTTGCAGCAATTTGTGATAGCCGTTGCCCGCTGCGGGTCGATCTCGTTATTCAGCAGCATATTTGCGATCTTGGACAGCGTGCGGCGTACCTCTGCGGGAGTTGAAAGTTTGATCTTCAAATATACTCACCTCGATACAAAAAGGGCGCACAGGTTGCCCCATGCGCCCAGATGATGCCATATCAGGCGATTGCCTGATAAAAAATCGCCTTGCTCTTGTTTTCCAAAACAAAGCAGTCGTAATAAATACGGCCCTCCACCAGACTACCGGACAGGAAAGGCGGGTCAAGGTGAATCTTGTACTCTGCCAGCTTGACCGGGGCCACGGTAGCCACGGGATGCGCGATCATGAAGCCGAACTTCTCGGGCAGGCGGTTGGACGCGATCTTGACCACATTCAGGCCGTCCAGCTGGGCAATAACGCCCTTCTTGCGCAGTTCTGCACCAATGTCCTGATTGTCAAAGGTGGCCTTGGACTGCTTCAGGAGCGTGTATGCGGTGGGGGTCAGAATAAGCACGCGGCCAGATGCGGGCACTTCTGCATCATCCATCTGGGCATTTGCCGTGATGATCTCGGTATAGATGTTTTCAGCGGTCAGGGCTGCGGCTTCCGGCTTAATGCCTGCATTTGCTGCCATCACGCTGTAAACATAGGAGTCGATCTCCGGGAACACCTTCTCACGCTGCTGGCGTGCCAGAGCGCTGGCGGCTGCAACCTGCATCTTGGTTTCGTCCGTGTCCATCTTGTCCACCTCGAACGTGAAAGAACGATCTTTGTTGATCGTGAATGTCTCGGTGGTGGCCTGCAGGGTGCTGATCGTGCCATACTGGGACTTGTTGCCGTCCAGAATGGGGCCGTTGCGGTTGAAGTCCTCCATATCGGTGGTTTTGACCTTATACAGCTTGATGGTCTTTGCGCCATCAAAATTGAAATCCTTGTTGGTCACAAGGCTGGTCTTGCTCTCGGAGTAAAACTGTTCATCGGTATATGCTTGGAACTGGGTTGCTAACTCAATAGCCATTTATGAAAACCTCTTTCAGTCTTTCAGACCGAAAGCCCGCTTTAACTCCGCGTCTTTATCCGTGCCGTTGGAAAGCCAGGTCGGCGGGGTGTCTACCTTTGCGCCGGTGGTCGTAGTAGTGACGGTGTACCCGTTGCCGGTGACGCTCTGCACCGCCTTTACCGCGGTCTTGAACGCTTCCGGGTCGCTGGTGTCCAGCTTATCCAGCAGCGCCGCGCTGATATGGTTATCAGACAGATACTGCTTGCAGGCTTCCCGTGCTTCCCACTGGTTGAAGCGCTGACTTTTGGCTTCCAACGCTTCCTCGCGGGCTTTCAAGTCTTTTTCTCGTGCGTCAAGGTCGCCCACGCGCTCGGCACTCTTGGAGCGCTCACGGGCAAGCCGATCGGCAACGATGGTATTTAGTTCGGATTGGGTAAACATCCGCTCAGAGCCGTTATTTTCGGCCTGCTGGGCGGCGCTGGGGGTAGGGTTGGGATTTTCCATTGATAGCACCTCATTTTCCGTATGAGTAGACGTAAAAAACAGCAGGCGGCAAACCTTATGCCGCGCATGGTGCACCGGAGAAAGGAAAAGCCCGGTGCAAGGGGGTGTGTCCGCTCCTGCAATGCTGGGCGCTCTGATCGTGGGTCATGGCACACCCACAGCCAGACCGTGCAGCAAAGAGCAGTCAGGAGCCGGACGGCGCTATAAACCGCCTGCTATGCTCAGTATACCACATTCTGTTGTAAAATGCAAATATAATGCTATGATATGTCAATTTGTTGCTGCATTGTGTTTCTGCTGGGACAACTGTAAACTGTATGCGCCGTAGCTCATGCCCATAGCGTCAGCCATAGCGGCCACTTCGCCCAGTGACAGCCGTTCGCCGTGTTCCAGATGATATGCAGCCCATGCCAGAGTTTTCACGCGGTTCCGCTCCCGTTCATCCTGGGCTTGCTTCATCTCGCAGTCAAGACAGCGGATTCCCGGTGCAAACTGGTACATCACAGCCCCACAGACAGGGCACTTCTTGAGCTTCTTCTTCGTCATGGTATAGAATGACCTCCGGCAAATAAAAAGAGCGTGCAGCAGCCTTTCCGGGGCTGTAACACGCTCTCAGGGGTGGGGGTGGTGCTCTGTACTCCACGCACCACCGATAAAATTTACTATTTGTAATGGTTCAAAAGAGCGTCTATACTATGCTCTTATTATACCATAAAGCGGACTATAACACAAGAAATCACGTTGTAATGTCCTCTTCGTCTGCTTCTTTCTCGTAGTCGTCCAGCCACGCTGCCACGGTTTCAAGGTTCATCGGCGGCGGGGCGATCACGGTATTGGTCGCAACGTCTTTGATGAAGTAGAGCTTCGTGCTCTTGTCCACATCCACGTCAAGGCCGAGTGCGTTTGCCCTTTTGCTCAGGCGCAGGAAGTCAAGAAAACGATTGCGCTGCGCTTCGGACAGGCTGAGCACCTCTTCCACCAGCTCGACCGCCATTTTCCTTTTCTCCGGGGTCATGTTAGGGCAATACACTTCCGCTTCCTTCACAAGCTGCTCGTGCAGTTCCTGTTTGGTCATGCTGCACACCTCCTCAGCCCCAGAAACCGAAGGTGCGCCAGTAGGCCACCGCACCCACGAAGAACATCAGCGCCACAGGAGCCGTACACTGAAATTGATAAGCAGTCATTGTAAAATTCCTCCGTTTTTGTTAAAATAGAGGCGGGAAACACGCCGTGCAAAGCATATTCCCGCCATTTGCCGCCCGTCCCTGTTGGCGCAGGGAAAGGCGGCTTTCTGTTTGTCGGCGGTCTTGGCTTATTGCTGGTTCAGGCTCTGGGTTTCCACCTTGATGATGGGTGTGCCGTCAACCAGCGCGGGAGTGATGCGGAGCAGGGTGTCAGGGCTCTTGCCCTTGTAGTCAAGGAAAGTCAGCTCCATGCCCTCGCTGGGGTCTTCTGCTTCCATGCCGCTGGTGCTGCACATAAGGCTCAGCTTCTTATCTTCCAGCAGCGTGGCCACATCCGTCATGGTCGGGTTGTCGTTGACGGTCTGGGGCCGCTGCTCCTCGTCACAGATGAATGTGCCGATCACAGAGCCGTCCGGCATGATGGTCAGCAGATCAGAGTAGCCCTCATAGGAGCTCTCAAAGGTCAGCAGGGTGTTGCCCTTTGCATCGCGGGATGCGTTCAGCAGCTTCTCGCCGCTCAGGCACTCGCCGATGGTGTCAGTGCTGGCGGTGGTGAAAAAGTGCTTCATTTCGTTCATGGTTTTGTCCTTTCTGGCCTTACAGGCCATTCAAAAATTTATTAAACACGGCCAGATTAGGCCGGGTTGCCGTTGGTTCAGCGGGTCATGCGCTCCACGTAAACCCAGATCAGGCGCAAAGCCCGCAAATCTGCGCGCTCCAGCAGCTTGGTGATAGCATCGGTGTAGCTGGCGCGGTCGATGCTCTCGTTCACAAAATCACCCCCTCACGCGCTCTTGTTGCTGTCGCCGATTTGGGCGGCAGGCTGGATGCCCTGCGTCAGCTGGGGCAGGGGCGGTGCCTGCAAAGCTTTCACCGGGGCTTTATCCATAGCAGTCACAAAACCGCGATAACGGTTTCTTGCAAGCTCGCTGCGCGAACTCTGGGTAAGTGCTTTGATCTGCGTTGCAGGCGTTCCGTAATAGTTGCGCACGGCTTCCGGCTGCTTGTCAAAGATAGCCTGAATCTTCGCCTTACCGCCGCCGTGATTGGTTCCTTCCCCGTCCGTATAGCCGATGCAGGCCGTTTCCCAGACCTCTTGCATACTGCGTGCCGTGTCCAGCGCGTTTTCCCACATCCGTTCCGGGGACGGCAGTGCATCAAGCTGGATGTCCCGGACGGCGGTTGTCCAGTCGCGGAGAAAATAGTTCAGGCACTTGCACTTAGCCAGTGCAATAAGAAATGCCTGTTCGGCAATGTTATCCGGCACGGTGCCAAGGTTGGCAGCGTATGCTTTCAGCTGGGCGGTCACTCGCTCATCGGAAAGATGCTCGCCAAAATAGGCCATTCGCGCCTGCATAAGTTCCTGTAATTTTTCGGTTGTCATTCGATCACCCCATTTTTTCTTTTAAGGTCGTTGATAATTCGGCTGATCTGGTCGCCAGCGCTCTCAAACTCTGGCACGGTGTTGGTGGGTTTGTCCTTATCCAGCGGATAAAACTTTAACCAGCCTTGCCGGGTGGCCTGCTTGACCACCTCTGTCCATTCACAGCGGTGAAATTCTTCATCCAGCTGCTGGCACAAGCTGCGGCGCATGGTATCGGTCAGGCTCTTGCGCTTTTCTTTGCGCATACGGTCATAGTCCTGAAGGGCCTGCAGCAGCTCGCCGTCACCATCGGCAAAGGTTGTGAAAATATCCGCCGGGGAAGTATCAGGCTCGCCAGCCGCGGCAGCGGCGTTGCTCTCCTGTTCTAACCTACACTTCTCTACACTATCCTTCACTATGCTATACTGCGGCTCCTGCTGGTTTCCGTTTTGGTTCCTGATTGGTTCCGAAATGGTTCCATTGTCAGAAAGGATGTAACGCTTTGATGCTGATTCTTTCAGCAGTGCAAGCTCGTTTTGAAACATAGTCTTGCGGTAACGGTCGCTCTTGAGCGTGTTGTTTACCTTCCAGTCAGTCACAACAAGCACACCGGAACTGAACGAAATTACATAACCAGCGGCTTCCAACTGCTTCAAATCACCGGTAGTGCATCCGATGGTGCGCACGATGGTGCGGGGACTTGAAACAAACCCGTCATCATCGGCACGCATACCCAAATGAAAGTAGAGCGCCTGCGTTTTGGGCGGTAGGTCAAGAAAAGCGTCGGTTTCCACCACGTCCACCGAAAACATTCTTTTGTTTGCCATCATGCACCCTTCTTGCTCTTGGGAGACGGTTCAAAGAAAAACTCTCCGATCTGCTCCCGGGGAATGTTCAAAACAGCGGCCACGCGGGTGATCTCGTCGCTCGTCCAGGGCTGGTAGCCCTTCATGCGGGCCGTCATGGTACTCTTTGCCATGCCTGCGGCCTGCGCCACATCCCCTTGCCGCAGCTCCATTTCCGCGAACCTTACGCGGAGCCTGTGAAACGGTTGATACATTTAGTTCACCTCCTTCAAATCGTCAACGGTCACGCCCAGAGCTGCGGCCACGTGGCCTGCGGTAGTGCGCCATACGGGTTGACCCTTACGCATTTTCCATATAGCATTGCGTCCAACGCCTGCCTTTAAGGAAAGTTCCTCGGTAGTCAAGTTCTGACGCGCCATCTCCGCTACAACTTTCACGCGATCGACTGTAATTGACTTCGACAATTCATCTCACCTCGATTCAGGGACTTTTGTCCCTCTACAGCGTATTATAACAGGGCTTTTTATCCCTGTCAATGGTTAAATTAGGGCTTTTTCTTCCTTTTGAAGAAAAAATATGATATACTACACGCTAAAGGGGGAGTTTTAG